TTGCCTTTGATAAAGCTTGATTATCAAGAATCAAATCACTAGTTTGTTTTTCCCACGAAACCATCCTAACAAATGAAGCGGATTGGTTAATGCCCTGTCCACCATAAAGATTAGTTTCTGCTTTACGAACTCCAGTGATTTCAGTAACTCTTCTGTCAAGTTGTTGAACTGTATTTCCCTGTCTTTCAAGTCTCAGCTTGTCTCCAATCTTAATAGTTGGGAATGGAGTTCCTGAGTTTACATCCGCATTAGATCCTCTAAAGAAGAGAATTGAAAGTTTACTGCCGGCCTTTGGTGCCTCAGTAAATTCAACTTGTGTTCCTCCATTGAATATGTAATTTTCACCAGGTTGTTGGAGAACATCATTTAAGAAGATCAACAAATTATTTGCAACATTGATAGAAGTATCATCAGTATCAATGTTAATAATATCTTTAGTTACCGTAGTTCTAGTTAACGTAAAGACAGTTTGACTTCCGTCAAATTGATCCTCAAAACTATCCAATGGCAGAAGTTGTCCAAAACTAAATCCAGAGAATTTGTCATCCACTCTACTCTTAACAGTGAATGTAAACGTACTAAATGCAACGCCAACATTGGGATCTGTTGGAATTCCAGCAATTGTAAGTACATCACCATTCGCATATCCAAAACCACTATTAGTGATATTGAAATCAATGATACTTCCACCAGTACCAACAACCACACTTGCCCTAAAGTCTCTACCTTGACCGCCAGTGAATTCTATGTCATTGTATGCAGTAGGAATACCAACAACGATGATTGGTGGGTTTGTGGAAGCATATCCAGATCCACCACTGACTGTTGTGATACCAGTGACAGTTCCTGCAGATCCAACCGTTGCAGTGAGGACTGCGGTTGAACCAATTCCAAGTGGATTGAGTACCTGAATGTCAACAGAATTGGAAGATCTGTATCCAGATCCACCACCAGTCACTACAACTGATTGAATTGATCCAGCACCATTGATAATCGCAGTTGCAGCTGCTGCAACTAGATTCTGATATCCAGAACCAAATCCAACCGTTACCTCTCCAACCTTCCCTCCTCTAGGAAGATTAGTTTCACTAGTTCCTGTAAAGAAGATGGAAGCACCGATACCAGGTGAGGTTCTCTCATCCATAGTAAAGTCAACAGTTGGTCTTTGTACGATGTTATTGATAAGTATAATTCCGTTGTTAATTACCTCATCACTACCACCACCATCACTAACGATTGTTGTGACGATACCAGTTACGTCTTGATTATCTTGCAATAAAGTAAACGTTTTTCCAATTCCAGTAAACTTATCGGACAGGTCATCAAATACAAAATTGGTCGTTGGATTTGTTCTGTTAAAGACTCTACCAGAGAAGGTAGACTGAGTGCTGATTCCAGGTTGTAAAGTAGAAACCCCAGCAGGGCCATATGGTGCAGTAACAAAGTGAAGTACATCCTTAACGATGTGGAAATCCCCACCTCTCATGGTTACCGCAGCACCAACAGTGTGTGCCGCAGCAACACTTCCAAGAACACCACGATTAACAGTCAGTACGTTTGTAGATCCAAACCCAACAACACCAATTTGCAATATTTCATTATCAATATTCAAGAGATCATTGGTAGTGATTGAAGTAACACCAACAACTTTAATTGTTGTTGAACCAATACCAATAGCTTCACTCAATGAAACATCAACATTCTTCTTAAAGAGTGGTGACTGTACGATACCATCGATCGAAATCATCACTCTATTGTCTGGATTTATTGTGTCAAGAGAGTGACTTGTTCCAGAACCAACGGAACGGAAAGTAAATGGTTCATTATTAGTAACCGCCGTGTTCAGTCCTGCGAGAGAGAATTGGTTGTTATCAATCTTAATTACATAAACCTCCGATGGTAAGAAACTGGTGTCACCACCACCAACAACATTATTTGTTGTTACGATTCCAATTCTATTGTTACCATAAACTTCGTTTCCTGGATCATATTTAATTTTTTCACCTGTTTGGAAATTATGATTATTAATTCTAATAATTGATGATCCAGCAGAAACTACATTGGAATCGGATCCATCAAATACTTTATTGAAAAGTACAAAATCATTCTCTGTTAATTTGAACGTTGTTAAACCAACAATCTCTGAGGTTGTCGTTGTTCCAATTCCAGTAAATTGACCAGAAATATCATCGATGAAGTTTACAATGTTTGATTGAACACTGATGAAGGACGATATTTTCTTATTTTGCAAATTAATGAACTTGGATAGTCCATTATTTAAAACTTCTTCACTTGCATAATCAAAATCATCTCTTCTATAAAATGATTTAACACTATCAATGTTTACAGAAAGTGTAGTGTCACCATCTGGTTGACCTAATTGCAATGTATTACTTCTACCAACACCAGCAGTGGCCGTAGAAGAAACGATCAAATCGGAGAAATTCTTATATCCAGATGGGTGAACAATACTATCTACAGCATCTTTCCACTGAGACTCTTGAACTTGACTCTTAACAGAGTATGAGAAATTTTGATAATAGTCATTGTCTTCCAACTTTTGGAAGTCATCATTTAATTTACCAGTATCTTTTTGCCATCCTTTTGGTCTTTCTGCGGAGTAATCAAGATCAAAGTAAACATTGGAAGACTCAACATTTGACACCGTGCCTTCTGCACCAGATATAGATCCCTTAATAACGTCTCCAACAGAAATATTTGTAGAGACAGAACGAAGTCTAATAGTGTTAGTGGTTGAATTATATCCAGAATTGTTAAGAACAAAGGCTCTTCCATTTGCACCATATGTAACTCTTTCACCAGAGAAGAATTGTTCTGGTGTTAATTTTGCAGTGAAAGTTGGAAGATCTGATTGTTTAATAACCCTACCAGAACTTTGATCTGGATCAAATATTCCACCAAAAGTTCCAATACCAGAAATCGAATATGTTATCTGTGAAGCAGATGGATTTCTTGAAGCAACAGTAAAGAATGCATAATTATAATCCTCGGAGTTATAACCACCAGTAGAGGTCAACGACGTAGTAAGTCCAATTCCCTCTACATAGATTCTATCTCCAACAGCGAAGGGGAAGTCTGCACCATCAGATCTCCATCCGTTAGTTGGTTGTTTAAGTGTAAGGAAATTAGTTGTTCCACTTGAACTAGCCGATACAATTCCAACACCATTAGTATTTCGAATGGGAACAATTCTTGGTGGATTTGGAACACTATTAAATCCACGACCAATTTTTGTAACTTCTACTGAAGAAACAGAAGTTCCCTCAAGACTTGCAATAAGCTCAATATCTGGTGCATCTGGAATAATCAGTTGTGGTGGTACGATATAGTTCTTTCCAGCCGTTACAACACCAACAGATGCAAGAATGAAATTATTAGTTACAGTTACAATAGTTGGGGTATCAATTTTTGGTTTTATTGACTTATCGGATGGATAATCAAATCCAAGTTTTGTAATTTCTCTAAATCCTGGTCTTCCAATTTTTTCACCCTCAACCGACAAAATTGAATTGCGTCCAGATGTTGTATTAATAGTACTAATACCAGGATTTTGCAAATAGTTTATGCCACCAAAACTAACTTTAATCTCATTAATACCACCACGAGCCACAGATGAATCGGTAATGTATGAGTATGTCGTAATTCCAGATGTTGTATATGTGGAAATTTCGGGTTCTTTTGATACTTGATATTTGTATCTCAACTGAGAAATGGTAGTAATACCATGTGTTCCAGAAAATACACTAGGTTCAATAATAATTTTTGATCCATTTGTTACTGTATTATCTGGCTCTGCGTCTCTCTTTTCAACAAAAATTGAACCAAGATTTCTTGGTGTTAGTTTGTAGAAAAGTGGAGATGGAACATCATTTGAGAGTTTTAAGTTTACTAAAGCACCAGACTGTCCAGGTGTTCCAGTCCTAGTAACTTCAGTACTAATACCAAATCCTTCATATCTGTTTTCAAAGTTTTCATCTTCAAAAAATTCAAGTCTAAAATTCTGGAGGGAGGAATCAGATACTGCAAATCCAATGGTTTGACCTCTTGTTGCAGTAACATGAGGATTGATCTTTGCAATCTTGTGTACACCAGATCCAAAACTTGTTATTCCAATGTATGAACCACCAAACTTAGTGGAGTCCACATAATTCGAGGATAATCTAAATTGATTATCATTCAACGTTTGGACAAAGTATTCGCCCCTATTGATAAGTGGTGTAATTGGATTGGATGAAATATATAAAATTTTGTCTCCACTTTGATATCCATGATTAGTGATACTAATCTTTGAATTTGTTGTACCGACACCGACTGCAGATGTAGCAAAATACGTTGGATCTAGAATAGTTTTTCTTGAGTTAGTATCATACTCAATAGACTTTGATAATGTAGTGTTTGGTTTTACATTAACAGTTACATTATCACCAGTATTAAGAGTATGATCAACAGATGTCCTTACCGTGACATCAAATCTCTTAACAGATCCAATATACTCCGTATTATTTGTGGTAAATGAGTGTTCTACTCCGTTATTTTGCCAAACTGGTAAGAAGTACAGAGATGTTGATGTTGAACCAATTCCCGTTTGTGTTGTTGTAATTCCAAGAAGATTATTACTTTGTTTTACAGCAAAAAGAGTTTGCCCATCGACAAGATTGAAGCTATTCGTTAGATCAAGATTGTTGGAAACGGTTAATGCAACACCTGTTGGTCCAGGACTGTAAGTTAATTCATCCCCCGAAGACAATCCATGATCAATTATTGAAATGGAGTTATCTGCTGTAGATCCTGATGGAGGTAATCTATGATCATTAAGAATACTTCCATCAAAAGATTTAACTCTAACGACTGTTGTGGTGCCTACACCAGCAACAGATTGAACAACAACGGTTGTTCCAATGCCAATAGAATTTTCTGGATTGAATACAATTGTTCTATTGATATCTGTTTTTAGATCGGTCTTAATACCAACAGTAAATCTAAATCTTCTTTGGTCAACAAATAGAGTTTCTCCTGCGGAGTGTGATGTTAGTATGCCTGCTTGACGACGAACTCTATACTTATTGTTTGTTGAATCAATAGAAAGAACTGTTAGTTTCTCGGATCCAATACCAACCGTATCATTGACGTAGATCTCTGGAGAAGACCCAGAATTAGCAAGAGTGATAGTTGTAACAATTCCTGTTGCTCCACTTGTTCCAATACCAACATCAAGTCTAGAGGTAACTGAAGATACAGAAACGGTTCTTGGACCTTCAATGAACTTAAGTTCACCATTTGCAATGCCACTAATAACAACTAGATCACCGTTTGATAAATTGTGAGCACTAGTTGCAATACCAGTTACAACTTGGTTATCAAGTGAGAATGAAATATTTGATACTTCATATTCTGTATATGAAATTGAAGTAATACCTTTTCCAACCAAGTTTTTGATTTTAGCTGATGCGGCATCACCACCAGAGTTTGTATTATTAAATATGACTCTATCATCAACTCTATATCCTTCACCAGGAACAAGAACTGTAACGGTACTAATTCCAGCTTTATCAATAGATCTTACAGTTACCTCAGTGTCATTGAGATTATTTCGTACAAGATAATCATACTGGGCATTTGCGAATCCAAATTTGTAAGGATATGTGTTTCTAACAACTTCACCACTGTTTAAAATTGGTAGATTTTGAATAGAATTTGGATCTTGATTGAATTCATTTACCTTAAACTTATATCCATTTAAAATATACGGATAAAGTGGTTCTCTACTATTTGTAAATGGAGATGTTGAACTATCACTAGATTCAATCGTACAGAAGTATGCATAGATTCCATTGGGGAACTCTGGAGTTTTACAGAATCTTCCATTGTATTCATCAAGATCTTGATCTGCCGTGTAATCCCAATCGTTTACAAAGAATCCAAGAGGATAAACAGAAGTCGATGGTCTATTAGCTTTTGTGTTTAAAGTATAACTTGGATTTAATCTACGAACAGTTCCCCCAGTTGGGGCATCAAATCCATATGGTCCGTAAATAGGCGAACCATCATAAGCCCAACCTACAATTGGGGAGTGTGCAAGTGTGGTTTTTTCACTAAAATTATCTTCAATATTATCATTTAACAGAAGTCTTAATTTTCTGGAAAGATATGCGTGTACATATTTGTTTCCATAATTTGAATTTTGACTTGATACAATTAAACCATCATCATTTTCACTTATAGATGACTTATATCGTTGTACAAGATCAACTTCCCATTTTTTAACATCGGCTCTAAATCTGGCACCTCTACCAACTGGTGTTACTGTTACTGTCGTATTTCTTTGCGTATATCCTTTTCCAGAGTCAACAATCGTTACTCCAGTTACTTTACCACCAGAAACAGTTGCAACAAGTTTTGCATATTTTCCATCTCCAACAACTTCAAGGGTTGGAGGAGAAACGTATCCCTTTCCTTGAATTTTAACAAACGCTTGTACAATCTCACCATTAGTAACGACAACATCAATCAATGCGCCACTACCGTTGGAAACGGTCACAGAAGGTCTTCTATGGACGTTGAAAGTATCAGTAACCCCATAACCCGAGCCAGTCGATGTTAATTGAACATCAACAATATTTCCAGTGCAGACAGATCTAACTCTTGGGAATGAGATTGCAGTATTGGCGGTTCCAGAAATAACATCCATAGAAACGGAGATATCTGGATACTTGAATGTATGTGTACCAACTCCTACGGATTTCAAATCAATGAATTGTTTTTTATCAAATTGAGATGTTGATGATGTTGTTCCAATACCCGCACTTACGACATAAAACTTATCATTATCGACTGCATGAATATAATAATTTTGTGTTGTTGTAAGTCCACTAATCGCAGTTCCAGTAGTTCTATATTCTACAAGGTCACCAGTTGAAAATCCATGAGACTTGAAGAAAATATAGTTATTAGCAGTATTAATACCACTTCTGGTATCATCTACCGTTGTATAGTCAGCTGGGGGATAAATTACCGATCTTACCGATACTTTTCTATTTGAATATCCAGATCCAGGAGTGTCAATAACAACTCTATCAAGAACATTTCTAAAAGTAGTTGATGTTAAGATATTAACACCAGCAGATTTACTTGAGAGATTAATTGTATTAATACCAGAGAGAGCATCGTCATAAGTGTTCATCAATTTAACATGAGTATCACTTACTTTATTAACGTAGTAGATGGACTTGTCTACAAGGCCACCAACCGCAGCATATCCAACGGCTTTTTCATAGACAACAGACTCTCCATTATAGAAAAGATGGTATGTAGAAAATCCAACAGTATTATCTGATGTACTTACATCAAGATCTGCATTAAAAGTCTTTTCATTTCGTACAGCCCTAAGTCTTGACGATGCAGTTGCGCCAGAACCATTACCACCAGTAATAGTGATTGAAGGTACAGTTCTTAAGTCATATCCGCGATGAGTTACTTCAATTGACTTGAAAGATCCGTTTTCAATAACGGCAAAAGCGGTGGCTCCAGATCCAACGGAATCTGTAATATTAATGTTTGGTGGATTAATTACATCATATCCACTACCACTGTTTTCAACGCCAATATTCGCAATATTTCCATAATAAATTTCGTCACCAGATTTGTTCGAAACGATCTCCACACCGTTTAAGAACATACCAATATTTTCTCTCTCAAGTGGATCATTATTTTCTTTAAGACCTGGAGTTACTGGAAATTCTCTTAAGAAATTTTGGTGTTGCAGTTGGTTGTTATTTAATTCTGTAGGAATAAGTCGATGAGAAGATCCACCACCACTAATAGAAAGGAATCTCTTTAAAGAAGCGTCAAAAGAACTTGAAGATAATTTGATTTCATTATCGGTTATTCTAGTAACAGCATAGATCGATCCTGTAGAAAGACCGACCACCGAACTTGTTCCCGCAGAAACTGGAGAATATGTAACTAAATCACCATTATAAAATCCGTGATTATTGATAGTGATTGTATTTCCACTTATATTATCGGGAGTAAAGGATTTTCTCCTGTCTGTGGCATAAACTCTATACGATGGCAATGATCCAGATGCAACATATACATTCTTACCATCAACACTAGAATAAGTGTTCTGTACGTTCGAGATGTAATCAGATACCTTAATAAAGGAAGAGTTACTTGATGCACGATTCAAATTCTTCCTTACAGCATACGTTCTGGATACATTCAAACTTCCAGAAGTTATTGTAATCTTAAATTGTGTTGAACTTATTACTTGAGATACGGTTCCATTTACGTTTAGAGGAACTGCAGAACTTTGATCCAACAAAGTTACAGAATCATCGATATACAATAAGTGTGGAGACGCTGTTGTTACCGTGTTACTTGCAACATCAATGACGGATGTGTTGGTTTCTATATTTTTAGCAACATCAGTTTTGGTTTTGATGTTGTGAACCCAAGAATTTAATCTATAATCAACAGGAGAGGAAACATTACCAAGATTTTTAGCTTTTAATATATCGTTAGTTACAAGGGAAGATACATTATCAATATTTGCGTTTGATACTACAGAAGTAAGTCTAAAATATACTGGTTTTGTAATATCACCATTCTCATAAGATACAACTGTATTTGAAGATCTTACAAGTTGACCATCGGTGTATGATGATGTAATACCAGAAACTCCAAAAAATTGAGTTGATGATTTACTCCTGTAAGTAACAATTCCAACAGTTTGACCCGTTCCAACATAAACAGAACCACTATTTTCAAATCCAAGTGTTGAATCTACACTTAAAACCGTAGCTCCAATAGAAACAGACTCCGTAAGGGCTGAAGATCCAGTTACTTCAAATTCTTTTGGTAAACCAGTGATAGAATCTACACTTAAACTGATTATATAATATGGTCTATTGTTTTTTGGGTAACTTTGAACGTTAAAAATGGCACCACTTACATTGGTGTTTGTGGTTTGATATAGTGTTTGTCCAATTACATCAAGTGGATTTCCACTAATTAATTCCGCAACTAAATCATAAGTTACAACATAATCCGCATCAGATGGTGCAATAAGATATTCGATTGGCTTGATAACTTCTGCTCTTTGATTGTAAAGAACATTGAAAAGAATTTTTACCGCTTCATCGGTTCCCTTCGAAGCATAAAAATCTTTAGCTTGTCTAAGGAAGTTTGCTTTATCGACAGCGTTAGATAGTGTTCTATCTTCAAATCCAGGTAAAAACTGAGTTTTTGTCTTTTTCCAAAATTCTTGAAGGAAAAGATTGCTTAAATTAACAACTCTTGATGATGAAATATGACTATCTGCTTCAGTTTGAGAAAATACCAAACTTTCGGTTTGATTTGACTTATGAAGACTCTCTACACCACTAAAACCACGAATACAACCAGTGAAAGAATTTGTGGTTACGCCTGTGTAGGTAATAATCTCATCATTGATCTTCAAAAGACCATACTTTTCTGGCCAACCAGTAGTGGAAGTTACATTGATGGTTGTATCAAAAGATGTAACTGCACTGGTGCAAGTGGTGAACCCAATGAGATTATCATTTCCACTATATGTTTCAACTTTTTGATATTCATTCAAATTTGAAATGATATCAATTGGACCGCCTTGAAATTCTTGAGCAATGTAGCTCTGTTTAAGGAAATCCACAAAAAGTGGATTCTCCTCCGATACAAAAGATGGTAATTGACTCTTTACGATCTGATTGATCTGGACTTTCTTGGAAGCGGTGTCGATCATTACTGTCTAATATATTTTCCGTTTAAGAAGCTGGAAGTTGAAACAAAAGATGTGCCTGATGTATTTGCACCTGTTGAAATGGTGTCTTCAACTGTACTAATTGTACTATTGGCAACAGAAAGTTGAACATAAAGATCTTTCAAACCAATAACATCGTTAGAATCAGGGATGGCTTGAATTTCGATTATGTTGTTGGCTTTCACAGTGGATAAAATCCTTATTGTATCTATAAGGATTTCACCAACATCATATTTGACTGTACCTGCATTCTTGATAACGACCTCTGGTTGACCAGTGGTGGTTAAACGGAATACAAAAAGTCTTCCCGTAGTTTCATTTGTGTATGCATCAGAGAAATATAAAGTTCCTCTAATACCATCAACGGTAAATCCAGTAGATTTGATATTAAATCCTTCTCTACGATTATGAAATTTGTTTCCGTAACACAATTCGTACTGAGCAAAGTTAGATGTATTAGCCTCAAGGTCCCTACGAATGATTACCTTGGTTATATTGGAAGTAATCGCAGTGTCAGTCTCATCAATAATTTTTTGGACCTTACTATACTTGAACCTTCCTCCAAATTTGTTCAAATCTGCAGAAGATGCATATGTATTCAGTGATGAGGTAATTTTTGTTCTCAAATCTGCAGCACTACCTACCATATTTGTGTTGTAGTAGACTGTAGAGTTCAACTCAACAAACAAATACTTAAGATCTATAAATTCTGGTCTAATTCCAGCAACTGAATAACTCTTTAGTTTCTGTAAAAGTTGTCTTTTGTCAAAATCAGAGATGAATTGACCATTTTTGGGTTTAATTGAGATGAAGACCTTACCAAACTGAGGTGGACTTGCATCTTCTCCACCATATGCAGTTACAGTATCTGCATTTGAGTAGATTGTTGGAATAATCGCCTCATAATCATTGGCAGTTACTGCACGATACTGTGAAGAATAGACTCTTGGTGCAAGATTCTTGATTGTACTAATGTTTTCAATCTCAGCACCATTTCTTGATGACTGATTTGTAATGATATCGGAAATTCCAGTAGTGATCAGTCCACCATCATTATCTACAAGTTTTCCAGAGAATGCAAAGTTAGCAACACCATTACCATTGACACCATCACAAACGATGTAGGAGACGCTTACAACGTTGCCTGAAGAGAGTTTCTTACCAATGACACCATCACCAAAAAGAAGTTCATATTTTTCATCCTGAACCTCTTGTAGAAGATAAATCTCAGATGTTGTTGTAATTCCTACAATATTATCAACTTGATTATAGATTTTTTGAGTCGATGAAGATGAAGTGTCTTTGACGGTTACCTTTATTGTTGAGGTATCAACGTATGGATTTGGAAGAACAAACCTTTGATTGGTTTGGGAACCATCAACACGGAACTCTTTGGTCAAATAAGTTCCCTGTTTGATATCAATCGTAAAAAATGCAATTCCATCGGTAACAGGTGACGTTACATCCTCTGGAATCGCAAAAGTGTAGTTTGTATTTGCAAAATTACCCAAAGCGACTAGTCCAGCCTTGAGTGTTACCGTAGATTTTGTGGTTCCTGTACCCAAATCTACCGAAAAACTGATATTTGCAGTTGAAGATCTTCTGGATGAAGGTACATAACCAATATTTCTAGCAAGTGCAACTACATTTTCGCGCAAAGTAGCACTATCAATGAACGCCTCATTGGCGACCATGTTAGCATTGTAGTTTGTGATATATGAATTATACGCCAGAGTGTCAATTAAGATCGATAAGTTCGATCCCTCAAAGTCAAAATCAGTAAAATTTGAGTTTGACCTCAAATATTCGCGCAGAGAGGCTTTAATCTGCTCAAAATCTAGGTTGGTATATTGCGTAAAAGCCA